CGACGACCCGGTCTACGTCTGGGAGACCACCAGCGCCATCGAACTCAAGCTGATCGGCGATGTCGTCGACGCGCTGGTCGATCTGCTCGAGTACAAGCAGCCGGAGGAAGAGTTCGACCTCAGTGGCGATCTGGGAACAACGGACGGAGGTGACTCGTGAGCGCGGTCATCAGTTCCTGCGGCCGGTACCGCTATGTCCTCAGCCGGCCGAGCGAAGTCGATAACCCGGAGCGCAGCACCGCTTTGTTCCTGATGCTCAACCCGAGTACCGCCGACGCCGAGATGGATGACCCGACCATCCGTCGTTGCCGGGGCTTCGCGAAGACCTGGGGGTGCAACGGCCTGATCGTGGCCAATCTCTACGCCTTTCGCGCGACCCACCCGAAGGACTTATGGCTGCAGGATGATCCGGTCGGCCCGGAAAACGATAGCTGGCTCGCCCGTCTCGCCCGTGAGCACGGTGACGTGATTTGCGCCTGGGGCGCCAACGCCAGGACCGAACGGGTGGCGGAGGTCGCGGAGGCCCTGTCCGAGGTCGGAGCCCGGCTCTGGTGTCTCGGGTCCACGAAGTCCGGCGCCCCGAGGCACCCGCTGTATATCCGCGCTGATCAACCCCTTACCCGCTGGGAGCCACTGCCATGAGCCACGAATGCCGCCGGAACATCGACAAGATAGAGCAGCGCCTCCAGGAAGCCTGGGAGAAGGTCACCCGTCGTCAGACTCTGCGCGACCGCATATCCCGGGGAGAGGCCTGCCTGCAGCAGGTCCCGGACACAGGAGTCCTCCAGATCGCCGTCCCGATACATAGAGGTCCTGTCGTCACCGCCAACATCGATAACGACCTGATCAAGCGGGTCATCGAGACCCAGATTAGCCGCTGGCAGGCCGAGGTCGACTCGCTGGGCGAGGAGGTAGCGGCGGTGCTAAAACCCGAAATCGACGACGGAGAAGAGTGATGCTCCTGCTGGAAGAGGCGGAAGTCTTGAGGCTTTTCGAGAAAGTTCACGGGCCGCTATCCAATCGTTGCTCTGCCGAGATCATCTACGACGACGCCGGTGGAATCGCCGGCGTGGCGTGCTGCAAGAACGGCGTGGAGGTCTGGCGATCGACGCTCTCGGAAATTGCAATCGACATCGTAGCCAAAGGGTATTCCGCGAGACGGGCCGGCACCGAACTACCGGAGAACGAGCAATGATTAAGCGGTATGAAATCGTTTACCTAACCGTGGATAAGGTTCAGATAACCCTGTTTACCTTAAGTGACTGGTTACGAGTAGCGTCGCATGAAATCGGCCGGCCGGTGAAAATGTGGGCTATCCGAAAGAACTCAGAAGCCACGGACCGTAACAGGAATAACCGCCGCCAAGCGCAAGGGGAGGATGTGGAATGAGCGACTTTCAACGTGAAGAACGCTATATCGTCGTGAAGCTGGCGGATCTGGCGGAAGCAGACCAAAAGGACTTGCGCCGCTATCTGTCCGTAAAGGACATACGCACCCGTGAGTGTGTGGTCGTCGAGCCTGACTGGGAGCCGATCTATGAGGAGACCTGGGCCAACGTCGAGCGCTACGCCGCGGGCCGTCCATCCATCGGGCAGGAGCATCAGGCCAGAGGCGAGGAACTGGGCCGCGACTATGTTGCTTGGGCTGACGAGCGCGACGCGATGGCGGCGAAGGTAGATACACTGACCGCAGAACTGGAAGACCGATCGCTATCCGGCGACCCGCGGGCGGCATCTGAGCACTACTGGCAAGCCGCCGAGATTCTGCAGCCACACATTGACGCCGGCACTTTGCCGGCCAGTGTGGTCGATTCCGTCAGCGTCTTGCTTGAGGCTTTTGCCGAGCGCGTCGCGCTGGCGGCGTATGTGGAGCGGCTACGTGAAGGGTATGTGCGGGCATTCTCGACGCTGCGCTGGAGCTGGATGCGAGACTTGCTGGACGAAACTCCCGAAACCAGCCTCGCCCGCATCATCGCCCAAGCCAAGGCGGAGGCGCTGAAATCTGCGGCCCTGGAAATGGGCAATAGCGAAGCCGCTCGTTTCCTCATGGAACGCGCCGCCAAGATCGAACGTATCGCGGAACGCCGCCAAGCCGAGGACATGTCATGACCACCGAAACCAAGCGCGATCTGATGCGCCTGACGAAGGACGAACTGGCCCGGCGGTGCCTCACGGCCGACAAGGCTCTTACCGAGGCCTATGCCGAGATGGAGACCCAGCGGATCCGCCTGGGCGAGCTCTACGAGCAGCGCGACACCGCCCACGATGACTCTCACCGGGATCGCGTGCTGCTGCTCGCGCTGATGAGCCACCTCGAAGACAAGCACCGCCACTGCCGAGATTCCAGTCAGGCCCCGGGGCACTCGCATAGCGTCCCCGGCTTCTGGGACTGGGACAACGGCGACCGCGCCAATCAACCCTGCGGCTTCTGCGCCACCTGGCAACGCGTCTGCGAACGCCGCGACGAGATTCGCCAATCGCGAAAGGAGAGCCCCCGTGCCTGACGGTATTCGTATTCGCGTCACGACCCGAATGGGTCTGGTCGGCTGCGTCACGACCGATGAAATCGGCATGCCGCGCGAGGACTGGGACGCGATGACAACCCAGCAACGGGAAGATGCCGTGCGCGAGGCCGCGCTGGAGAACGTCGAATGGTACGCCCAGGAGATAGACACCGACGGCAATACCCTCGACGCCGACCCGATAGACGGCGACCACTGAACAGCGAAAGGAGAACCCCGTGTCTAACGACTTCGTATGGCCCAGCGATCGGGCCCGCGCCGAGAACGATGATCTCGACCGAGTCTGTGTGCAGCTTGAAGAGACGACCGACCAGCTAGCCGCCATGTCGACGCGCGCAAGGATGCTGGAGAACATCATCAGCAACAGCCACCTTGCCGACAGCCCGCACGTCATGTCGGCGCTCAATTCGGCGCCCGAGGACAACCTCGCTTCGCGCGACTACGCCAAGCGTTCCGAGGGGGCTGCCTGGGTTGGCGGACTGCTGATCGACGAGCACGAGGACAAGTTCGCGGGCGGCGAGGTCGAGATTCTACTGATCTGCGACGAGGCGATCCGGCGCCTGGAAGCGAACGAGCAAGCCCCGCAAGCCGCCGCCGATTCTCCGCTCGAGCGGGGCTTCGAGCCGCCCCGGATACCCGTAGTGTGGGACACCTACCGTCACGAGAACGGCAAACGGTATCGCGTCGAACTGGTCACCAACACGAACAGCCAGCGCCCCGGCTACCCGATCACTGTCTGCTACCGAGGCGAGGATGGACGGGTCTGGTCGAAACCCCTCGTCCAGTTCCTGGCGAAGATGACTCGAGTCGAGGCCGCCTGATGCCCCGCCGTGACTCGTCCTGCGAGGCCCCGACCCGGTGCGAATACCGGGTCCTTGAGACCTACCTCAGCCCGTACACCGGGCAGCGCCACGAGACGCGACAATGTCGATGGTGCGACACGGTCTATCACGCCACGCTCGCGGTCCGCGACAACAACGACCCCGACACCGGGAGATAACCATGCCGGCCCTGCTCGGAGTGACCAGTCTCGTCCTGCTGATCGACGCACTCGTGTTCCCCGTCTGGCGGGGCCGCTTGCTCGCCCTGTCCCTGCTTGTCGCGCTGACCGCGCTCTATCTGGAGACCTGAATGAACGCCCTGATCACGATGTACGCCGGCGGCGCCCTGGCCGTGGCCTTTGCCCTGGCCGTGGTCGCTCGTCACCCGATGTCCCGGCCGGCGCTGCGCGAGCGCAAGGTGAAGCCGCTGTTCAGCGCGATGCTGCTCTGCGCCCTATGGCTGCCGATGCTGGCCTTCCTGGTAGTTCGACCGACCCACTTCGAGAAGCCGCGTAAGCGTCGGCGTAAATTCAACAAATAGTTGAAACTGCGGTCAAATGCCGTCGGTGACCTTCTTCCAGACGAAGCCGACGACGGCGATCGCCCCGCCCAGAGCCAGCCGGAACGACCAGGTCCGCAGCGCCGTGTTCTGGGCCACCTCGACTTCGAGTTCCCGCTGCCGATCCGTGAGGACCTTCATGTCGCCGGTGAGTTGGTCAACGGTTCGCCGCAGCGCCATGACCTGCTCGCCTTGTACGGCAATCGTGGTCAGCGCCTCCGCCACCTGGCCGAGGGTGACGTTGATCTCTTCCATGTTCTTGCTGATGGCGGTGACCTTCCCGTCGAGTTGGACCTGGGAGGTCGCGAGATCGGAGAGTCGCTGCTCGATGCTTTCTGGCGGCATAGTATGCCCTCGTCGACCGGAACCATTACTGCCGTGAGCCTAGCGCAGGTGCAGGCTGAGTCGCAGCCGGTTTCTGCTCGGCGAGCACCTTCCGCCTCTCCGGGTCAACCGGGTGCCCGTAGGCCGCGGCCGTTTCGCAAAGCGCCACCCGTTGTCGGTAGCTGGCCGTCTGACCCAGAATACCCAAATAGCTGTTGGCCGAGGCGCAGCGTGTCGTGTCGTCGGGCGCCTGGCGTATCGCTCGTTTCGCGGCGGGGTATAGGGTGCTCCGGGCGACCCGGTGCCAGGGCTTGATCACCTGCCCCACGAAATCGACGCCTCGCTCACAGGTGTTGATCACCGTCTTGCGTGGGTTGGCCTGGAGCCGCAGGCGCTGCCATAGGAACGCCTCGATCTGCGCCTGGGCGGACAGCAACCAGTCGCGGTCCTCGTGCAGCAGGATGAAGTCGTCGACATAGCGGATATAACCGGCGGGCTTGAGCCGATGGTTGACCAACTGGTCAAGCAGATTCAGGTAGACGTTGGCCTCGAACTGGGAGGGCAGGTTGCCGATGGCTAGGCCGCAGCCGTGCGGAGCGTTGAACAGGCTCTTGTGGCGCGGCACCCGGTTCATCTTCCAGCGCGGGCTGCGAATCTCGACGGATCGCGTGGGGTCGTGAAAGAGAATCTGCCGTGCCAGATCACGGGTGAAGTCGTCCTCGAACAAAGGCTCCAGCAAGTTCGCCAGGGTCGGTTTGTGGATGCTGACGAAGAAGTTGCTGAGGTCCATCTTGAGGTAGTAGACCCGCTTCGACCAGTTCTTGGTCGCCGAGCGAATGTGACCCCCTAACCGGTTGGCACCGTAGAGGGTGCCCCGCCCCGGGATGCACGCGCAAGAATCGGCGGAGAAAGTGCGATACGCCTTGGGCGACAGCCGGTTGTAGGCCAGGTGGTGGACGATCCGGTCCCTGAAGGCACCCGCCCACACCTCACGGGGCTTGGGGTGCAGCACCACGAAACAGCGAGATGGGCCGATCCGGTAGCTGCCGTCACATAGCTCGCCGTGCAGTCGCCGAAGGTTGCCTGCCAGGTGATTCTCGAAGTGCATAGCAGCTTCGGTGCTGCGCTTGTGCCGGCGGCAGTCGAGGTAGGCGAGCGTGACTTCCTGGAACGTGGGCTGCATGCCGGGAGCATCCTGATTACTTGCGGACCGGACGAACCCGTCGATTGGTGTTGTCCTTGTTGTTGTTGTTCTCGTTACCGTCGGAGAACCTCCGATCCCAGGCGTTGTTCGACGAGTTCTCCGTGAGTTTCATCGCGCCTTCACGCCGCCCCGCCGAAGGCAGTGCCGATCAGCCGGGAAGTTGCCCCTACCGCGGGAGGGGCCTGTCATGCCTTGTGGCATGGGCGCGACCAGGTAATGCGCACTGCTGAGGCAGCCGTAGCCGCCATAGAACGGGCGCCGGCACTACCCGGCATGCAACGGGCGGTCGTCGAGGCTTTGCTGGGCGTCACGTAACCAGCCCCCGGCCTGGCGACCGATGCTGCTGGTGAGCTCGACCGTCTCCGCGTAGACCTCGCGCGGGAGGAGCTGCATGTCATGACACAGTTGCAGCAGCGGCTCGACAACTTCAATAGTTTCTAATATAGCACGAAGATGCTTAACCCGCGAACGGTCATCCCGGGTGGCTCGGGCGCGGTAGATCGCGGTGATCAGCCGCAGCACTTCGTTGAGGAGGCGGTTGCCGAGAGTGGGGCGAAGGTCTCGCGAGAAGTGCTTGAGACCCTTCATCACCACCTGCAGCAGCGCATAGGTGGTCCTGTAGATCGGAAGGTGTTGGGTGATGCTGGACACGTCCTCGCCTTAGCCGGGCTGCGCCCGGCGTGAGTACCGGCGCCTGTCGGCGCCGGCTGAGAATTAAACCGCGACCCTGCGGACCGGACGAACCCGTAGAATGGTGGCGTCCTTGCCGCCGGTGCTCTCGTTACCGTCGGAGAACCTCAGACCCCAGGCGTTGGTCGACGAGTACTCCGTGGAAGCCCAGGTGTAATCGCCGGAGCTGACGTTATCGGCGAACTCGGCGTGGCCGGCCAGGTTGCCATACATCAGCGTGAGCTGGCTGTGCGCCGGCATGTGCCAGTCGGTGTGCCCGCCGCCGGTGTAGTTGACGCAGTGCTGCGCCGCCGGGTGATCGGCGATGCCTGCCGCTTCCATCGCCTGGGTGTTGGCCAGGCCGTCGGTGTCGCTGCCGGTTCCCGAGGTCGTCGTGCGCGAGGTCTTCCACTCCAGCCCGTATGCCTCGGAAGCGGCGTCGCCTGAGACGATGTGGTAATCGGTGCCGCCGATAGTGTCGATGCCTGCATAGATCCCGCCGCCGATCCGGTCGCCGATCTGCGCGCTTGAGAAGTCGTCGGTGCCGCCTCCGCCAGAACCCGCGGGGTCGAAGTGGACCTGTTCGGCGGCGACCTCGATTCCGCCTTTGACAGCGGTGACGATCACATATTGATCCACCGTGGTGTCCACGTTGGCGGCGTAGGATGTCGTGTCGGCATTGGTGACGACCGGTGCCGGCACGTCGCTGGGCCAGGTCATCGGGGTGTCGCGGATATAGACGTTGTAGCCGTCTTCGCTTTCGTTGGTGTCGGTCCAGGTGATGTTGAGGGCCATGTCAGGTCTCCGTGGCGGTGATATCGGTGGGGGCGATGAGGTCGATGGCGGCGGCCAGCAGGTCGCCGGGCCCGTAGAGGTCGATGCGGACGGCGTTGATGGTGCTCGGCGGGTTAAACAGGCGTATGCGATGGCGGATCGCCTGCCAGCAGGCCAGCCCGTCGCGTACCGAGCGGACCTCGATCTGCAAATACACCGCCCCGGCCGGGGGCGGGTCGGCTGCCACGTCGATCGAGTAGCTGGTGGCCGTGCCTACGTCCTCGACGTGGTAGCTGGTGACGTTGCCCGCGCCGTCCTCGCCGAACAGTTCCACCGTGTAGGTGACGCCGTCCTCGGGGGCGACCGCGCCGTCCTCCCAGTCGTTGACCAGCGTCGTCTCCTCGAGCCGGTTGCGGCCGACCCATGTAACGGTGAGAGGGAAACTGCGTGCCGTCTCCGCCGACGGCCAGGTTTCTCCGGCGATCTGCACCTTCGCCGGCCGGTAGGGCCGGTGCAAACGGCCGGACATGCTGCCGGTGACGTCGCTGGCGTCGCCGATTGCCAGCCGGCCCAGCGCCGTCGTCGGCAGAAAGCGCATCGAGGCCGTCTCGCCGATCGCCCGCTCGATGCCGGTGGTCGCCCATGACGCCGCCGGGATGATCCAAACCGGGGTCGACGCCGGCCAGGCCTTGGGTACGGTATCCAGCACGCCGCGGGTCAGGGTATAGCCGGTACCGTCCACGGCCTTGATCAGCGCGAGTTCGCCGGTCTGGTCGACGGGGCCGATCCATGCCAGCGCGCCGGCGATCGCTCGACCGCCCTGCACCAGATCGTCGATCTCAGGTATGACGCTGGTGGTCTCCGCCGGCAGGTCGTCGAGCAGCGCCCCGTAGGCGGAAAGATTTGCCGATCCGCGGCCGACCCAGGCGAGATCCCCGTTGGCGTCGGGTTGCTGGACCGCCAGATCAAACTTGAACACGCCACGCTGCGGGTGGGAGCCGAACGCCACGTCGTAGTCGGAGGTATCCGCGATCGCCTCGCTCGCCGCCTCGCCGGCCTTCTGGACCGCCACGTAGTAGGGAACCGAGGTGACCTGCCGGTAGGGCAGCGACGACGGCTGAACAGCCGGGTTGACCCAGGCCGAGCCGGTCGACTCGACATACGTCTGGGCCGGCATGCCGAAGACATCCTCGAGCAGCGAGAGCGTGATCGTGCTGTCGCCGGGCTTGCCGTAGTCGACACTCGACACTCGCATCGGGACCCTTTCGTAATCGTAAGCCGGCCAGGTCAAGGCAATCACGTCGCCGGGCAGGATCCGCCACGCCTGGCGATTGACCTGCAATTCGGCACTGGCGAGGGCCGACGCCGAAGCCAGCAGGTCGCGCGTCGCGGTGCGCAATGCCAGGTCGACGTCGCGGATACCGGAGTAGTTCTTGGTCTCGGAGACCACCGTGCCGCCCTGCAGGTTGACGTTGGCGGTGTCGTGGACGGTGACGGTCTCCGTCTGTTCGTTCTCCGGGTTGGTCCACGACACGTTAATCTCGTTGGTGGTCTCGCCCCAGGCCCGGCGCTCGAAGCTGTTGAGCCGAGCGTTGTGCGGCCCGAAGACCGGCAGGTCCTCGACGTTGTAGTCGTCGCGAACCAGCTTGAGGCGGAACAGCCCGGTGAACGGGTCGACGGCCAGCGACCCCTCGATGTGGTCGAGTACCCGGGCGACGAAGTCCTCGATCGACTCCTGCTCCTTCCACATCATCGCCAGGCCGAATTTCTCGTTCGCGAGGGTCTGCGCCGCGGCGACGAACGAATCGGCGTCGATCAAACTGACCGGGGCGCCCATGCCCCACACGCCGTTGGCCAGGCACTCCCAGATGATCGCCGCCGGGTTAGCCAGGTGCATGTCGTTGACGATGATTGTCGGCTCGAACGGGCAGCCTTTGGGGGCCCGACGAACGCGAAACCAGAACGCCTTGATGTAGCCCGTGTTCGAGCCGATATTGGCGCCCTCGGATCCACCGTGCATGAACACCGACAGGATCTTACGATAGGCCGGCACCTTCTGCGGGTCGGTCTGGCCGGTCGCCCCGTTGCGACGCAGCACCTCGACGGCGGACGCAGGCAGAACCTGGTCGTCGTTACCGAGCAGCATCTCCAGTGTGCCGACCAGCCCTCCCTCGGACTTGTTGCCGCCGAACAGCCCTTCCTTGTCGATGGCGACCGCCTGCGAGCCGGTGACGTTGCCCTTCCATGCCAGCTTCTCGCCGTACCAGACTTGCGTAACGGCATCCACCGGCCCGGCGCACACGCCGTAATGGACCGACGCGAAATAGTCGGTGACCGACTGCTTGGCATCGCCGCCGCCTCCGATGCTCACCGATCCGCCTCCTGCGCAGCCCGTTTGGCGTCGATCACCTGCTTAGCCCGAGCGTCCCCGGTCGCGAGCAACCGATCGGCGGCGATGCCGCTGCACAGGAATGCCCGGAAGTCCAGGCCCTGACTCTCGAACCAGCGCCGGATCCCGCGCGTGCAGTGGAATCGGCGAATATCGTCGATGGTCACCGTCATGCATCCACCTCGTAGTCGTCCTTGTCGATGTCGCCGTAGAACATCACGTTGGGCGAGACGACGGTTATCTCGCCGAACACCACCGGTACCGGCTTGCCGGCATCGGCGGTCGGCGCCCGCAGGTCCTGGGACTGCCAGTCCCCAGAGGTATCCGGCTTGGGGCGCAGGATGTAAGAGATCACGTTGAAGATCAGCGTCATCGCCAGCGCGAACCAGAATCCCATCGCTCACCTCGTCAGTCGAAAAAGCAACTTATGGTTGCATTATCAGGTATAGATCGACGTCGTGCCATGCGGATTTTGCGTCGGGATGTACGGCATACCGCCGAAATTCACCGCGTTGTCGAAGACCCCGTGGCAATCGTCGAGCGTGTGCCGGCACCCCTTGGCCAGTTCGACCGAGTCACCCGGGTTCAGCGTCGTCGGGTTACCGGCCACGGTCAGCAGGGTCTGATTGCTGGTGTCGTCGTAGCTGACGTTGAGCACGGTGCGCCGCTCCACGGGCTTGCCGACAGGCGTCCAGGAGAGCATGCCGCCGCGGTACTGATCGCCCACGTTGCCGTCCACCTTGACCGTGCGCGGGCCGACGGCCCGAGCGGTATTGCCCGTCGTGTTGGCGACTCGACTGGCCCGGCAGTCGGTGCCGTAGAGGACGTGCGGACACATGTACTGGTAGTGCCGTCTCAGGCCGACGCGGCGCATCGAGGTCGCCACCGGCTCGCAACGCAGCTTCGCGTTGTAGCCCTCGCGGGAGCAGGCCAGCACCCGTCCCGACCACATCACCTGCGGAGTTGTCGCTTCGCCGGTGCTATCGTCATAGTGACAGCGCGAGATCACCAGTCCGACCACCTCGGAGGGCGGGTAGACCAGGAACCACTCGGCGATGTGCGAGTCCTCGGCCACGGTCACCTCGAGCTCCGACTTGTCGAGGCTGCCCGAGGTATTGATCGCGTCCCGGTCGATGTACCCGGGGTAGTAGACCTCGGCGCCGACGGTGATCTCGAAGTCCGAGTCGCAGTAGAGCAGCCGGGTCGCCGACCCTGCCCCGTAGGAGAACTGATAAAGGTCGATCGGCTCGCCGAGCGCGTCGCTGATCTCGATCTCGTTGTTGGTCATTCGTCGGGATCCTCCAGCGTCTGCATGGCGATGCTGGCTTCCGCCAGCCCGTCGGTCTTCCACTCGATGGTCAGTTGGTCACTGGCCAGCCGGCAGCGCGGCATCCAGCAGATCAACGCGACCTCGTGAGCCTTGACGTTGCGCGGCCAGCCGGCGTCGAGGGCCAGCCGTGGCGTGCCGTCCGGGCCGAGGTCCGCCGATGTCACCCGCCGGAAGAGCTCGGTGCCATCGGTAAGCCGCACGTACAGGTTGCGGTAGACGAGATCCTGCCCGACCCGGTCCACCTCGCCGGTGTCGCTGACCGGCAGCGTGAATCCCCCGGAGAGCAGCACCTCGCCGTCGGGCACCCGCAGGTCGAGATCCCAGGTCGGGGCGTAGAACTCGCCGCGGCGCCCCCGACAACGCTTAAAGAAGTCCGTCAGTGCCCGGACCTCGCCGCGCGAGGCGCTGAGCACGGTGATCTTGCGCACGTCCTTGGGCGAGTCTTCCGGCGTCCGGAAGGCGAACAGCCCCCGCTCGTTGTCCAGCCAGGTGAAGTTGAATACGTGATCGAGCTCGACATTCTGCGCCCAGTTGGCCCGAGCCAGGAATACCTCGAGGCCTCGCCAGGTCGTCGCGGCGCTGCCGGCATCCAGCTTCCCGGTCGCGTAAGCCTGGCGGAACTGCATGCTGGTCCGGCCGGCATCCGAGGTCAGCCGACGATCGGTCAGCGACGCCGCGGCGTGAACGACCAGGCCGGGATAGGCGCGCGTGCCCACCGGGAAGCTGGCCGCTACCGGCGAGTTGAGCGTTATCTCGAGCCCGTCGATCGCCGCGACCTCGATCGCCTGGGAGACACCCTCGCCGCGCAGGACGATCAGGTCGCCGACCGCGAGCTCCGGGATCGGCTCATCGAGCGTTACCGAGGTGGTACCGGCCGGGAGCCCGGCGCAATGTACGCCGCGGGCCCAGTCGGCCATGGCAAAGTTGCGGTTCTGCCAGGTGGCGAGCAGCCGCTTCGCCCGCCGGCCGGCGTCCCCCGCGAAGACCGGCTCGAACTCGATCTCGCGACGCGGCCGGTGGCGCAGAGCGAGGCGTTGCTCCGTGCCGTCGAAGGCGGTCAGCACCTCGGTCTTGAAAGACAGGGTCTCGTTGTAGCCGGCCGCCCAGTTGGGCGGGACATCCCACTCGATGATGCGCCGGCCGACCACCGTCCAGAACGGCACATTCGTCACGCCGTCGAAGGTCAGGTCGTAACGCGCGTCGATGGTCGCCGGCCCGGCCGGGGTCACCTCGACGGCAAAGACCTGGCTCTCCAGGGGGGCGAAGGTGTGGGGGGCCGCCGGCCCGGTGACGTTGATGCCTTCGCCGCCGGACACGCTGATCGCCGAGAGAGTCTTGTCCGCTCCCGGGTAGGCGTTCCAGACCTCCACCTCGCGACTCACCGTCGCGGTCAGGCTGCCGACGTTGATCTCGCCGGGCACGACCCAGAGCGTGTCGTAAATATCGTCGAGCGGCGAGGCGCCGGTCGTGCCGGCTACCCGGGCCTGCGGCCGCACTGGCACCGGCAGTCTGTCGCCGAACCCTGATGCCGGCAAGGCCGGGTCGATCGCATAAGGGCTGACGGCCCCCGGCACGGGCACCGGCAGCGAATCGCCGCCCTGAACGGATTCGGCCGACCACTCGACCCACGGCTCCATGATCATCGCCATGTCACACCCGCTTCACGGCGACGCCCATCCAAGACGAGCCGCCGATCACCCCCGTCGGAAGGTCATCGTAGAGATTCAAAGGCCGAGTCTTGTTGGCCAGCGGGAATAGCTGGTACTGGTCCGCGCCGAAGGTCACCACGTCCTCGGGGTTGTAGTCGGTGATGTTGACCATGCGGACCCCGGGCGGGGACCCGATCGGTGTCCGGTTCCCGTTAAGGTCGAAGTCCGCCGTCAGCAGGATCGGCGTCATCGGCGTGATGCCGTTGTGCAAAGGGGTGCCCTGGCTGACCAGCCCGCCGTTGGCGTGGTCCTTGAACCCCCCGTAGGCGGCAGCGTATGCGGACGCGTCATCCGGGTAACTGGAGATCGAATAGCTGCCGGTCGCTCTCGCGAACCGGGCGATGCCCTTCGAGACATTGACTCCTTCGAGCAGCACCCCTCCCATCTTCTCGGCAGCAGTGCTGAACGCCCAGTAGCTCTCCCCGCTGAACAGCATGTGGTTGTGGACGTGGAATGCGCTTTCCCGATAACGATAACTCGAGTCCCAGAGCGTGCCGTCGGCCACCGCACCGCAGGACCAGGCGCCGTAGCGCTCGAGATAGCCGAAATAGAGGTGGTGGTAGTCACCGGGCGCAGAGCGAATAACGACATGGCACCAGGGCTCCGGCGTGCTTCCGGCGAAGATCCACACCTTCGACACTGCCGGCATCATGTTGACGTTGGCGGTGAAGACGTTGCCGCCCTTGGAGACCTGGCAGGTGATCCAGTTCCCCGTGTACTCGTCGTCGTAATAATACCCCAGTACGAAGGTCGCCTCGTTGGCCTTCGGCACGATGGTCGCCTGCTCCGCACCGCTGTCGTAGCTGGCTGACCAGCCCATATCCGATGACAGAAAGGCGGCGATCTGCGACAGCGTCTCGGCGAAACCGGAGGGCGAGAACGAAGTATAGGCCATGGGCGGTTACTCCAGCTTCAAGGCCCAGTAACCCTCGAGGTCGGTACGATAGACGTTCTGCACCACGAGGTAGTCCTGGCCGTTAAGGGTGATGATGTTTTCGGCAGCGTTGCCGTAGCCGGCGACATGGTAGACTCCGTCCAGCACGCCCAGCGCCCCGCGCACCGAGTCGACGTCGATGGTCAGCGTCACCGGCGTCAGTAGATACCCCCCGCCCAGCAAGGGCGTGCAGCGCTCGAGGAAGTTGTCACTGGTGAAGTTGGCGGTAGCCCAGGGATAGGTCTTGCCCGTGCCTTGCCCGTCGAGATTGGTGAACTTCTGCCAGGCTCCGCCGGGCTCGCGAACGATCAACGACTCGCCGCCGGTGGAGTTGGTGCTGGAGGCGTCGTCCGCGGTGCCGTCACGAGGTCCCGGGTCAACGAAGTGCGTGTGCCGGTAGTCGGCGATCGAGTAGCGCAGGAAGGTGGCGCTGGAGCCGCCCACGCAGACCGGGTAAGGGTACCCCGAGGGCGGCGAGAACGGCTTGAACAGCCCGCCGTACATCGCCTCGTAAACCGTCGACAGCTTGGCCACCGCGATGAAGCGCCGACCGTTGGCGATGAACCAGTAGGTCATGGTGTCGTCGAAAAGTGGCGTCCAGACCCACGATGACGCGTTGACATGCTCGTCATAGGCGGCTGCGGACGGCAATACCGAATCGCAACTGCGCATGTAGATGCCGTGAACGTCGTCGTCGGCGTCCCGGAAAAGCCGCATCGCCACGAAGACGGCGTCATTGCCCGCCAGCCCCGGCCCGCGCAGTACCAGATCGGTCTCCTGCCCGCTGGGCGTCCCGGAGAGCGGCGGTGCCGTCCCCCAGGCGAGACTCCAGTGCTGATCGGCGGCCACCAGGTCGGCGTTGCTGGTGAGGAAGCTGTAGAGCTTGTTGTAGAAGTCGACGTAACCCGACGCCGTCCCTTTCTCGTAGGCCATGCCCGTTACCCCAGTGTCCGCTTGATCTTCTGCCGGTTGCGCGACATGAAGTTCATGATCACCTTCTCGCCGGCCGAGGTGTTCAGTCCTGCCGACACCATCTCGCCGGCGTCGAAGGTGTTGACTATCTTAATGGCCCCCTGGTTGCCTCCGCCACCGTTAGTTGAATGACGAGGGTTATCCTTGGTCAGTACCTCCTCGCCACGTTCGAGGATTGCCGGGACCTCGCCGGGGCGCAGGCCAGCGATGCCGCCCTCGTGATAGCGCACGGCGTTGGAGAACCATGACGGCGAGACCATCCGACGCTGGCCCTGGCCGGGGCTACCGGCAATCCCGCCGTCGTGGTAGGCCAACGAACTGAATACACTGGCGCCGACCTTGGCGATCTTGGTACCCCAGTCCTTGTTGATGATCAGACCGCTCAGGAAGTCGAACAGCCCGGCTTCCTTGAAGGCCTTCATGAGTTGCTGGCTGGCTTCCTTGGCGAACATGTCGGCGAACTCGCCGGCCAGATTGGCGCCGAGGTTGCGGAAGACGTCCTTGAGCGAGGACTCGCCATTGGCGATGGCCTGGCCCAGTTCCTTGAACATCGTCGTGAACTGGTCCTCGAAGATGCCGCGGATCTTGTTGGCGAGCGGGTCCAGTTCGGCCTTGAGCTTGATGATCTGCGCCTGGACACGCATCGCCGCCGCCGCCCCTTCCTTGCCGGCGCCCGCATAGGCCTGCTTGACCTTCTCCAGTTCGCGAATCTTCTCCTCGTTGATATGCCCCTCGATACGCAGGGCCTCGAGGTCGGTGATGTCGCCCGCGGTCTTGCCGGCTTCCAGCATCGCATCCATGATCGCCGACGCCGCCTGGGCCGCGCGGGCCACGTCGTCGGCATGGCGCCGGGCCGCAGTGATCGCCGCACTCTGGTCTGACAGGCTCTTCCAGATTTCAGCGTTCTTGCGCATCCGCTCGCCTTCGACGCCCGACAGCTTCTCCGCGGCCTTGATCAGCTTTTCGTACTGATCCTGGTTGCGGTTCAACTGCGCCTGCAGTTCGTTGCCCTGCTCGATCAGCACCTGATTGCGTAGGCGCCGGGCCTGGTCGAGCAGGTCGGCTCGGGCCTGTTGCGCCATGTGGGCGAACTGCTTCTCGGCCTCGGCCTTGTCCCGGGTAAGCTGAACGATCCGGGCCTGGATGTCGGCGATCTGGGACTGGCGACGGATCTGGCTGTCGTTGGTGGCTGCGGGGTCGGCGCGCTGCAACTCCGCCATCTGCGTGCGAAGCTGGCGGATCTCAGCGTCGATCTTCTCCTTGGCGATCCGGGTGCGCTCGTCGTAATACTCCTGCACCGTGATCAGCGAATCGTCGTAGGTCCGCTCGAGTTCGGCCTTCTGGCGTTCGAGTTCCGCGTTGACCGCGGCCGTCACCCGCTTCGCCTCGGCGATCACCGCGTCGGCACGCTCCTTGGCCTGCTGCTCGGTGTCGCCGTCACCCGAGTTGTAGTCGCTGGGGTTGATCTCGTGGCCGAGGATCCCCTCGACCGTCAGGCCGGTCACCTGACCCGCACTTTTCACGGCGGCCGGCGTCAGGCTCGGCCCGGTGCCGCTGCCCCCGGTCAGGGCCTTGGTGCGCTGCTGGAACTCGGCGAAATACTTGTCGTCGAGCTCCTTCTTGGCCTTGGCCAGTTCCGCCTTGATCTCGGCGACCTTCTTCTGCGCAGCGTCGCTCAAGCCGTCGAACGCGTACTCCTCGACCGTGCTGCTGAGGCTTTTGAGGCCGTCGGCGATGCTGTCCGCGCCGACGAAACTGAACAGCTTGCTCAGCCTCTCGGCCCAGCTTGCCACCGCCTTGAGGATGATCGAGCCGAGCGCCTTGATGTTGCCCGAGAAGACGTCCTTGATCTCGACCGCGGTGACCTGGAACTTGGCCTTGAGATCGAGCAGGCCGGTGAACAGCGTCGCCTTGAAGGCCGCCCAGTAGCGCCCGAAGGCCGGAAACTCCTTGGCCGCCCACTCGGCGATCGACCAGCCTGCGAGCAGCAGCCCGATGCCGGTGATCGCCTGCCATAACCCGCGCACGGCCACCGTGGCCAGCCCCGCCGCGGCCCGGAACTTGCGCAGCGACCGGATCGCCTCGGCAATCCCGGCGACCAGGTTGAGCCCCCACTTCACCCCCAGCGCCGCGGCGAGCAGCTTGAGGCCGAGAATGAGCTCGTCCATGTAGTCGAGCATGTCGACCATCGACTCGATCAGCGAACCGATCGCCCGGCCGAGCTCGCGCGCGCCCTCCTGGGCTTCCGGCTTGGCCAGTTCCTCGGTCACCCGCTCCAGGGAGTCGCCCAGCGAGTCGATGAAGCCGGACTGCGCGATGATCAGCTTGAGGTCGTAGATGGTATTGCGGAATTCGGCGATCTTCGCCGAGGTCGACTCGACGGCACCGGGCAAGGCCTCGCCGAAGCGCTTTTCGAGCTCGCGGGCGAAGTAGACCAGCGAGTCGGCGCGCACCGAGCCTTCCTTGAGCATCTTGTCGAGCTCGCCGCCGGTGACGCCGATCGACTTGGCGAAAATGTCGAAGGCGCCCGGCAGAACCTCGCCCAACTGCTGACGCAGTTCCTCAGCGGAAATCTTGCCCTTCGACATCATCTGCGTAACAGCGTTGATCGCCCGGCGCATCTCGTCGGACGAGAGCTTGTTGACACGCCCGGCCTTGGCCAGCGCAAGGAAGATCGCCCGGGTCTCCTCGGCGGAGGCCCCGGCCCCGCGCGAGGCGGCGGCGAACTTACTGTACTCCTCGGAGAGGCCGCGGAACTCGAGTTTCAACTCGTCGGCGACCTGGCGGACGAATTTCAGTTCCTCGGCGACCTTCTCCGGATCGTCGCCGACCGCCACCCGGAGCCGCGACTGAGTCGCCTCGAGGCCGATCTGGGCATCCGCCACGCTGGCCACCCCGGAACCCACGCCGTAAAGACCCACGTAGGCCGATGCCAGAGCCAGAACCTGGCCGCGCATGCGCTGTAGCAACGACAGCGTGGTGCGCCCCTGGTCGCGGAAGGCCCGCATCGCCGCCTCGGCCTGACGCGCCTGCTCGGCGAACCGGTCGACGCCCTGCCCGGCGGCCTCGGCGCCCTGCCCCAGTTCGGTCGCCGCCTTGCGTGCCCGCTCCGTCTCGTCGCGAAACTCCTGGAGGCGTTGCTCGGCCGCGCTGGCTTCGGTGCCGGCCTTGTTCAGCCGCGAGGCGCTGCGGTCGAGGGCCGTCTCGAGTTGCTGCTGACTGGCAACCAGCGCCTCCGCGTCATCCTTGTTCTCGCGCAGGGTACGGGCGAGCAGCCCGGATGCCTGCTGCACCGCGCGGAAATTGTCCTTGAGTTCGCCGGCGCGCTTCTTGGCCTTCTCGAACTCGCGGGTCATCGCGGCGGTCGGCTGATCGGCCTCGCGCATTGCCGTGGCGATCCGGGTGACCTGTTTCGTCGCGTCCTCGTAGGCGGTGCGCGCTTCTTCCACCGCCCCCTTTGTCTGGCGGTAGACCCGCAGCGCCCGGGAGCCGGCCTTGAGCGCTTCCTGGCGGGCCTCCTGCTCCTTCTCGGAGGCGGCGGCGGCCTCGCCCTGAGCCTTCGCAAGTGACGCCTGCTCGTCGCTGAGCCGGTCGAGTTCGACCCGGCTGCGCGCCATTACCTGAGCGGTAGTCTCGAGTTGGGCGTCGAGCGTCTTCTGGGCGGCGGCCATGTCGGAAACGTCGACCCCCGCCGCGCGCAGGACGTCGCCGAACTGCTTCACGCTGGCCCGGGTCTGCTCGTAGGTGGACTTGGCCTGCCGGGAAGCGGCACGGGCCTCGCCGAGACGCTGGGCGAGCTCCTGGCTGGGCTGGTCGGCGGCTGCGAATTCCTGGGCGAGCGCCTTTGTCTGGCCCTCGAGTTCCTTCCAGACCCGCCGGGTCTCCAGCGACTCGCGGCGCATCTCGGCGAAGGTCGCGGCCATCTGGCGCAGTTCGCCAATGTCCTTGGCCACGCCTTCGAGTTGGTCGACCTCGGCAGACAGCGTCTTGAGGTCCACGGCCGTCAGGTCGGCCGCGTTGCCGGCCTCGCGCACCCGGCGGCCGACGCTGCTGATCGCCTCCCCGGCACGGGCCAGCCCCGGTACGTCGAGCCCGGACAGGTCGGCGGCTGCCGCCCCCTTGGAGACCTTGCGAAGTTCGCGGATCTGGGTCTGCAGCGCGGTGAACTCGGCCGCTGCGCGGGCGGTACTGCGCGCCAGGTCGTCCTCGCTGGCGACCATTCCGCCGAGATCCGCGCGGGCTGCGTCGTACTGCTGGGCAAGACCGGCAACCGTCTGCTCGAGGGCTGCCGTCTTCTCTCGGTTGGAGGCCAGGCGGCGCTCGGCGGCCGCCAACTGGTTCTGCAGGCGCTTGGTCGGGCGCTCGGTATCGCTGACCGTTTTGGCCAGTTCGGTATAGCGAAGCTGGGCCTGCTGGGTCGCGGCCTTCTGGCGGTTGAGTGCCGTGGTGGTCTTGTCGAGATCGCCGGCCAGGCGGCCGGCGGAGCGCAGGGATTTCAGCCGTTCGTCGAGACTGCCGAGTTCTCGGCCGAGTTCCCCGAGGCGGGATTCGGTGGACCCTGCCTGGCCGGCGAGGGTCTTCTGGTCCTTGGTGACATCCTTGATGGCATCTGAGATCGAGCGGAGGGCTTTGCTCGCTTCGTTGCGAGCCCGGATCACCAGTTCTACGTTAGACTTCGCCATCCGTCAGGCCCTCGATCGTTTCTTTCAGTTGCTTGCTGGCCTCCTTGCTAAGCAGAGATCCGACCGTCATCTGCAGAAGCCCGACGCCCGTGGCCAGCATCTGGTTTTGTCGCTGCGCGACGATCGCGCATTCCTCCCAGACTTTGGCGACCGGGTAGTCGCCGGCGTCGGGATGGCCCTGCGAGCGAAGCAGGCTGACTTGCTTGCGCAGCCCCCAGAGCCATTCGTCCAGCCCTATCCGTGCTGAATCTGCCTGGCGCTCGCCAGGCCGGCGTTCCCGGCTCTCGCGATCGCGATGACGGCCTCGAGAAACTTTCCCGGCGAGGTCGTCTCGAAGGTCAGCCGGCCGATCTCGACCAGGATCTCAAGCTGGCTGGGCATCGGAATCTGCCGAGCCGCTTCTACCTGGTCGGGTTCACCGGCAGCCCAGGCGATGACCTTCGCCACCAGTTGCGGCGCCGTGTTCAACAGTTCGTTGGCGACATCCGGCATATCGAGACCCGCCACGTCCGGGGTCTCCTCGCCGGTCTCGACCGCCTGGGCGACCTGCTGGACATCGTCGCGGTCGGTGACCTGCGCGTAGATCGCCCGCAGGGTGTCCCGGTCCTCGCGGACCAGCGCGGCTACCTGCTCTGCAGACACGCCCCGGACGGCGATCTCGCCGCCGCCCGGAAGCGGGAAAGAAGAGGTCGGCAGCGACCAATCTTTCAGTGCCATACGATCCCCTCGCTATCAGTTGGCCGAGAACGGGCGGCCGTCGGCGTAGACGGCTTCCGAGGTCTCGGTCTTGGAGATCTCCGCGCTGAACGGGATCGCCTGCCAGTCGCTCTCGGCCTTGAGCGCGAAGTCGCCGTTGGCGGATAGCGTCACCGAGGGCATGAAGTAATCGCGCTGGGCACCGGCGCCTTCCGGGTTGAACGACACGTAGCGCAGCTTGCCGTTGACCTGCTTGGTCCCCGAGACCACCTGGCTGCGCGTGGTGGCGTCGACGTCGTAGGTCACGGTGATCGAGTCGCCGTCGCTCACGTTGCCGTCGGGCAGGATCTGCAGGCGGCCGAGTTGCGCGTCGAGTTCGTAGTCGGAGCCCTCGGTCAGCGTGGTCGCGCCGGCGCCCTCGACACTGACGTTGGACACGCCGCGCACCCCGGCCGGGGCGGCGTCGGAGGTACCGAGTTGGTACCAGAGCATCGGCGACACGCTGTCGAAAACATCCGACTCACCGGTGAGCGCCGACTGGGTCAGCGTGTCGGCCGTGCCCATGAACAGCATCGCCAGGTTTTCCGGCGAAATGTGATCGGTAGTGAACGACCCGGAGTAGGTGACCTGGGTCACGATGTTGCGGTCGCGGTTACGCAGGCCCTTGTCCGAGTTGTAGTGCTCCAGCGTCTCGGTCGCCGTGGAGAGCGTGAATTCGGGCGTGTTGCCGATGTAGCGCTCGCCGGAGCCGTCGTCGAAATACAGTTCGCCGCGGCCGAGCGTGTAATTCTGCTTCTCGATCATGTCCGTAACCTCTAGTTGATTTCAGGACTATCGGTTGAATATCACGCCGCGGGAACGGCGTAGGGGTCGGTCACATTCTCAGTGAACTCGATGGTGACGCTCAACCAGAAATACGCCACCGCGGAGATTTCCTCGTCCGGCGGCCGGCACACGCCGGGGCCAATGCTCAGGGTCTCGATCTCGTTCCACACGTAGGGTCGCTTGCCCAGCGCAGCGATGATCTCGGCCAGGCAGCGCTTGGTATCGGCCATCATCACCTCGGCCGGGTCCGTCGGGTGCTGGAAGTCGTCGACGCAGAAGCCCTGGATCAGCAGTTCCAGTGGCGTCTTGCGGATCGCCCCCGCCCCCGGCGACGGAGGAATGTCGAGCGTGCGCGGCGACTGCAGGATGGCGATCATCGGTACCGGATCGCCCTCGCCGAAGCGTGCGCGCCCGCGGTAGACGTTCTCGCTGACGTTGGTCTGGTAGCCGTTGGTCGGGGTGATCTCTGTCAGCTTCTCGGTCAGCGCGCGCAGGATCCGCAGGCGCTTGGGGATCGTGTCATCAGCCATTGTCGAGCTCCATCAGGCGAAGGAATTCGTCGTTGAGGTAGTCGGAGACGCGCGGCTCGACGTCGGCCGAGACCGACCGGAACACCTGGTCGACCGACGGGCCGTAGAGCAGGAAAAGCCCGTCGGCCAGTTTCTTCGGCTTGTAGGCCTTGTCCGGTCGTTGGCCCCGGGGGACGCGCAGCGCCAGGCCGAGATTGAACGCCTCGGCGGAGAAATTGACCCCGGAACGCAGGCGGATCAGGAAGGCCCGGCGCATGAAGGTCGCCGTGCCGGGGTTGATCTCGAGCGTGACGCCGCCGGCCTTCTTGTGCGATGACCGGCTGCCCTTGGCGAAACGGGCGAGCGAGGTCGGCTCGAAACGCCCCTGGATGACCGACTCCAGTTCCTTGCCCTTCGCGCGCTGGGTGACCTTGAGCCGGCTGTTCTGGCCGCGCAGGTAACTCGCCGGGAAGTTGACCTGCTTGCGCATCTCCGCGGCGCTCCAGGAACGCCCCCGGTCGGCGGCGGCGTTGACCGCCTGGCGGGCGGCCCGCAGGATCGCCGGCGTCATGCCGTCGATGTCGGGTAACGTCTCGATGCCGTCGACGGCCACCACGATCGAGCCGAGCACGGATCAGTCCTGGGCCAGCGTGATGTCGGCGGGGGCGAAGACCGGCACGTACTCGCCGGACAAGGCCGTCGGCGCGAGCAGCTTCGGGCCGCGCGGGGCCAACAGCCCGGCCCGGAGCACAGTCTGCGTCGCCGAGCGCAGTGCGGGACGGAGCATCAGTCGTCCTCCCGGACCCGCTGACTCAGCGAGGCGGCTTCGGCTTCGACCCAGACCGACAGCGATGGGCTCGTGCCCCCGGTCAGAGTCACACGGCCGACGAACGGCGCCGCCGAAACAACGTGCATGCCCGGGTCGGTAATCTCGGCGACCGGCACATAGGCGCTCTCGTCGGGAGTTTCCGCTTCGAGGGTCAGGGTACCGCCGCCCAGATTGCCGGCCACGTAAAGGTTCATCAGCCCGGACGCTCCCCCGAAATGCTTGAAGGCATCGCTGGAGCCATCGGCGGTCAGAGTGTCGAGTACCTGCATGGCGACGTCCTCTTTCAGGTAACGGGTGGCAACCCGGCCCACGCCTGGCCGGGTGTCAGGAAGGAGTAACGGGCGAAGACCGCCTCGCCGAGTTGCGCGACCTCCGCCTGGGCGAAGGCCGTGCGAACGTCGCGCGGAAGACGGTTGCCGACCTGGACGACCTCGCCGGACTCGAATACCAGCAGGTCGCCGTGCGACAGCGTCAGGGCGTCGACGTCGTAGACGACCGTGGTGAAGTTCTCGGCGCGCTCGCCATACCCGTCGGCCCCCGGGAGTTGCCCCAGAGCCCCACGGCTATAGTGATAGCGGACCCGGGCGGCCACCCGTTGGCTGCCGTCCGGGCTGCAGTGCCAGCAGTCCAGCGCCATCGTTTCGTGAACGACGCGCCGGGTATCTCGAATCTGCTGACGCCAGTCCATGCTCAGACCCCGAGGCCGTCGTCGCCGGCGTTCTCGGATTTCTGCTCGCCGGGCTTCTGCTCGCCGGTGCTCTCGGCTTTCTGCTCGCCGGTGCTCTCGGCTTTCTGCTCGCCGGCTTTCTGCGTCTGCTTGCCCTTGCCGGAGGACTTGGTCGGTTCGCTGGCCGGTCCGGCTTTGCTGGTGTCGCGCTTGGCGGCGCCACGGGCCTGCAGGGTCTCGAACTCCTCCGCCGGGCAGGTGAAGGGGCTGTTGGGGCGCACGACTTCCTGCTCGCCCTTGCGCTTGCCGGGGCGGTGGATGGTGTGCAGCGCGATCGCGTTGACGTTGGCCATGGTTGATTACCCTCGCGATGGTTGAAAGGCGGCCCGCAGGCCGCCCTCGATCAGTGCCGTGTGTTAGTTGATGACCTTGGCGGTCAGCGTGCAGTTGGGCCGCATGGGCACCATCAGCGGCGCCGACTGAGTCATCAGCCAGAGCCCGGCCGGGTCTTCCTGCTCCCACATTTTCGGGAACATCGACGCGGGCTGGTAGCCGGCCTTGCGATCCATGATCGCGCCGAAGCAGCGCACGCCGCGGGTACCGGGGCCGGCCATGACGATGCTGTCCGGGTCCAGAACGTCGACCTGGTTGCCGTCGACGTCCTCGTAGTAGCCCGAGTAGACCCAGACGTCGAGACCGCCGTCGAAGCGTCCCAGGTACTCCACCTCTTCCATCGAGCGCACGCCGATGTTGAAAGTGTTGCCCTCGGTACCGCGCACCTGGGTATCGAGCAGCCCGGTGTCGCGAACCGCGTTCAGGAAGTGGGTCGGCACGTTCTTGCCCAGCACCAGGTTGTCGACGCGACCGCCGAACTTGGCGCGACGGGCCAGTTCCCGCCAGGCGTTGAGGTTACCGATCACGTCGGCACCTGACTCGTTCCAGCCCAGGCCGGCGCCGAGAGTGACGGTGTGGCCGCTGTCGCGGCGGAAGTCGATGACCGTCTCCGGGTAATCCTCGCCGACCAGGGTGACCTTGCCGTCGATGATCGCGCGGGCGGCCATCACCTCCCAGCGGCGCTCCACGGACTGGCGATGCTCGCGCAGGATATCCGCCACGATGGCGTCCTCGCGCTGCTGCATGCTCATCGAGCCGCCCAGTGCCTCGCCCGGGCGACGCTTGATCGCGCGATCCGGGGTCACGGGGTCCTTGGGCTTGAGGTAGGCCGCACGGAAGCGCTGGGCCTCGGAAGCGCGCTTGTAGATCGGCACGCCTTCGGCGGTCGGGATGACCAGCGGCGCCAGGCTGCGGTTGCCGCTGATCTTCTCCAGGTCGATCCACTCGCTGTCGAAACGCATTTCTTCCCGGAACAGCAGGTCCAGCCAAAAGCTGGGCATCGGGTCGAAGTGCTCCTGGACAGGGAGCAGCGTGTGAGTGTCGTACAGTTCAAACGCCATGTCGGCAGTCTCCCTCAGCGCATTTTCTTAACGGCGATGTTCGACGTGCTCGGTACCCCGAACGCCGCCATCTTCTTCGCCTCGGTGTCGAAGCTGTCATCCCAGACCAGACGATCCGGGTTGAAGCAGCCCGACCAGTAGCACGGCGCCGGCTTGGTGCTGCCGTCCGTGGTATCGACCGCGACCATGGCGATCGCCACCGGCGTAGCGGTGGAGTCACCGGCACCGTTGACGCACGGGACCAGGTTGCTCGAGGCGTCGTAGGCCAGCACGGTCAACGCTGCGACGGTCTGGTCGGCGGCAAAGGTGCCGGAATCGGTGTAGACCCGGCGCTCGCCGGTGAACAGCGGAACGTCAGTGAACGAATCGCCGTCCTCGAAGGCCGCAATCCCGGCCCGGGTCGTATCCAGTTGTCCTGCCATGATTCAATCCTCCTGGGCGGGGATGGTTTAGTGGGCCTGGGGCTTGTAGCCCGTGACGCCGGAGTGGCTGGCGATGATGCGATCCGCCGCCGAGACCTGACCGTCGGCGCCCGCACCGTCGGCCATGATGTTCGGGTTCTCCGAGGAGTCCATCGCCTGCTGGAATGGCGTGCGGGCCGTTTCGGCACCCGGCTGCTTCTGCGGTGCCGCCTGCTCGCTTTTGCCCTCGGGCTTGGCGGCCGCCGGCTTCTCTTCGGGCAGCCCGGCCAGGAAGGCCGACGCATCCTCGACACTCATGCCGGTCTTGTAGGCCAGTTGCTGGGCGGCCGCCGGTCGGGTCTTGGCCTCGTCGCAGGCCATGATGCCCTGGATGCGCTCGCGCTCGGCGTTGGCGCCCTCGGCCCGGGCGGCGTCCAGATCGGCGGCCGGTGTGGTCTGGGCGGTATCGGCGCCCTGCGTCTGAGCCGGCGTCTGCTGCTTTTCGGTGCTCATCGTATTGGCTCCCGTGGGTTTCCTGTTTAGCTCGTCAACAAAGGCGGCCAGCGCCTCGCGCGGCGCCATGACGGCGTCCGCCAGACCCATCTCCACGGCATCCGCCGCCGGGTACGTCAGGGCCTCGGTGTCCCTCACAACCTGCTCACTCAAGTTGCGATTGCGAGCAACGGTTGCAACGAATTGATTGTAAAGTCCGTCAATTCGGCCCTGCATCCTGTTTTTCGTGTCTTCGCCCAGCGGCTCCATCGGGTTGCCGTCGACCTTGTGCTTGCCGGCGTGGATGAAGGTGAACACCACGCCGAAATTCTTGAGCGCCTGGCTCAGGTCGATGTGCGCGGTGAGCACGCCGATGCTGCCGACCCCGCCGGTGGTAGCGACGACGATCCGGTCGGCGGCGCTGGCCAGCGAGTAGGACGCGCTGTAGCTGTTCTCGTCGACGATTGCCACGCTCGGCTTGGTCAACTTGGCCAGGTCGTCGACCAGATCGAAGTTGCCCGCGACCTCGCCGCCGTTGGAGTTGTGCAGATAGGCGATGCCGGCGACCTCGTCGTCCTGTTCGGCCTCGAAGGCGGCGAGTCGGATGTAGTCGTAGCCCGTCGAGAACGAGTAGCGATCCATCGAGCCGTGCAGCAGCGCCCCGCGAATCGGGATCACGGCGATGTTGCCGATCATCGCGTAGCGGCGATCGGCGCGGGCCCCGCGCTCGCCGAAGCCGAAGGGCCCCATGAAGTCCTTCTCGGCCCCGGGGTCGAACTCGGCTCGCGCCTGGAGACAGGACGCCAGCCAGGTTTCGGCCCCGGGCTGGAGGAGCGCGGGCTGGTTGGCGAAACGCGCCACGTAGGGGTTGTTCTCGAGCGGGTTACGCAGCATTGGAGCGCTCCTCATTGTCTGCGGTGTCCTGGCGGTTCGGGTCGTCCTGCGCGCCGGGTACCGCCGGTGAATTGGGCGCCTTGCCGGTGCCGGCGTCGGAGAAGTCGAGGCCGTAACCCTCGAGCAGGCGACGCTCGCGGGCCTGCTGACGAAGCACATCGCGGTAGTCGAGGCCGCGGCGCGCGCACTCTTCCTCGAGCGTCGAAAGCCCGGACTCTCGACGCAGCTTGGCCGCCTGGGTTTCCTTGAGCTCGTCGATCTGGCCCTTGGAGGCGCCGATCCAATCGCAGGCGGTGTAGGCGTCGGCGTTCATGCCCTCGTAGTAGTTGGGCGCGCGACGCGGCAGCGAGGTGATCTCGCCCTTGTTCATCGCCTCCTCGAACCACAACCGGTAGACCAGCGACGCGAAGCGATCGGCGATCATCTTCTTGCGCGCCTTCATGTGCTTCTCGGTCTCCGCCGCCGCCGCGCGCGCCGACGAATAGTTGGTCTTCGAGTAGTCGTGGGAAAGCTGCTCGTAGCTGACGCCGAGCATCGCCGACACGTAGCGAAGCAGGCTCTGCTCGAAGTCCGAGCCCACGCCGCCCGGGTCACCGGCCTGATTGAGGTTCAGCTTGGTGCCGGGGAATAGGTGCGGGATCTTCACCCCGTCGATGTGCAGCCCCTTGGCGCCGCCGCTGTAGGCCGCCAGCGCGGACAGCCACGGGTCCAGTGCCTCTGCCATCGAGCCTGTCCCGCCGCCCAGCGCCGCGTGGACCGCCTCCGGCGGCATCTCGGACTCGATTGTCGCCGCGTAGGTGGCGTTGAGCACGGCTTGCTGGAGCGTCACGTCCCGGAACTTGCGAGTCATGTTCATCTCTTTCAGCGCCGAGACCATCTGCGTGATGCCGCGCGACTGGTCGGGCTGGCCCTGTTCGAGAATGTGCAGTACCTGCAGCCGACCCCACGGCTTGCGAATCGGCACTCGCCGCCAGACATAGGCGTTGGAGTCCCAGTATTCGCTCGGGTGGGCCTGTCGGATGTGGTAGGCGACCGGCGCCCCCCAGACATTGCGCTCCACGCCGTTGCGCAGCAGGCGATCATTGGTGCGCCCGTCCGGGTTCGACAGCCGCGACGGCGAGACCATCTGGATTGCCGTGTTGTAGGGTCGGCGCCACTCGCGGATCCACTCCGCCGTGGCCAGCGCCTCGCCGTGCTGCAGGTGGACGGCGATCGCCAGCCGGACCAGCCCGGTCAGGGTGTTCATGCGCTGAGCGTCGATCCAGTTCTCCGGCGACTCGGCGAACAGCGAGAACTTGGTCTCGACCTCCTCCTGGAACTCCTCTGCCCAGGTATCGTCGAGGCCCAGCACGCGATGCTGCGGCTTGGCGTTGAGCCGGAAGAAACTGCCGACGATGCTGTCGCGCAGGATGTCGGCTCCGCCGGCCACGTAACCGTCGTTACGCACGCTGTCCTGGGCACGCGAGTCGGCCAGGCGCTTGCCGCGGCCGATCGACACGTCGGGCGCCAGGTCGGCGGGGTTCCACGACGCCAGCGACTGCGATAGCCGCTGGGCGCCCTCGTAGCCGCCGTTCGCCTTGGTGGGCATCGGCCCCAGGTCGAAGTCGGCAATCTCTTTCGCAGTCGTGGTCGTCATAGGCTCAGAAGTACGGCGTCATCGGCCCCGGGCAACTCAACTGGCCGAGTTGCCGCTTGAGGTCATGGATGTAGGCTTGCAGGCGCCCCGGGTTCGCCGAGGTGAATTCGACACGCTCGCCGTTCTGGTCGACGACAACACGGGCCGCCTGTCCGGCTACCAGCAGGTGGTACTTCTGCTGAGCGTCGGCGAGTTGTTCGGTCAGGGTCATGCCAGGGCCTCCGCGTATTTGCTGAAATCGTAATCAGCTTTAGGTTGCGCTTCAAACCGTTTGTTGCTTTCTTCGGCAAGCACAAGATCGTTCTCGCTCCACGGCGCCGCCCAGCTTGGCGGGTCTGCCCAGTCGATCCGGTCGAGACGGACGAAAGGCGATCGGCACAGCGCGAGCACGTAGACCAGCAGATCCCAGGCCTCGTTGCGCAGCTTGCGCGGGTTCTCCCAGCCCTTCTCGGTACGCGTCTCGGCAGTGAGTTCCATGTAGAACTCGTCGGGCAGCCAGTCCGGAAAATGCACCATCCCGCCGAACGGCTCCTCGCGATCGAGCATCGCGTTGAGTTGGTCCTTGAGCAAGTTGCCGTTGATCAGCATCACCGGGATCTCGCCGCGGGCGCCGGCGTGGCGGTCCTTGCGGTCGGAGTCCGGGTAGGAGATCTGCACGCGCGGCGCGGTCTTGTGCGAGGCGCCCTTGAGCAGGATGAAGCGCTGGTGGAGATGCTGCTCCTTGAGCCAGCGGTAGAACTCGTAGGCGCGGGTGGTCACGCCCATCTTGCCGCCCGAGTCGCAGGCCGTCATGCGGATCATCATGCGCCGTCCGCTGTCGTCGTCGAGCGGGTAGGTCCGCTCCATTACCTGCGTCTTGATCAGTTCCCAGTCCTCGGGGTAGGCCGCCGGGTTGACCGGCCATGGATCGCCGTCGTCGTCCAGGCGCTCCGACTTGCGGATCGCGAAACGGTCGACCACGAAGACGTCGCCCCCTTCGCCGACGCCCTGCACCTGCACCTCGAAGCGGTTCTTCTGCACGTCGACCGTGGCCAGCAGGAAGCGGGCCCCCGGCGGAACCGCGCGCTCGCCGAGATCCCGGGCGCGCGACTTGAGCACTTCGGGCAGCCGGTCGGACTCCATGCCGCGGGGCATGTAGGGCATTCCCTGGTCGGTGTTGACCGTGGTCTTCAACGCCTCCTGGTCACCGGTGCTCTCGTACTCCTTCTCGGCCTTGAGGTAGTTCAGCACCAGGGTCTGCCAGTCGGCGAACGCCGCGGCGACGCCCATGACCCAGAAGCTGGCGATGTCCGAGCGCAGCCCGTGGCCGACGATCCGGTCGCTTCCGTCATCGACGAAACGCTGGCCGTCTTTGAGCCAGATGCCGCCGGGGTTGAGCAGTTCCTTCTTCATCTCGTGCGTGATGTGCATGAAGCCGCAGCACGGACATGCCATCGTGACCTGCTCGGCGGCCTCCATCTCGTCGTCGCAATCCGGGTACTGCAGCAGATCGAACGTCGGCTCGAAGCGTCGCCGGCACTGCGGGCACTTCCAGTAGTAGCGTCGCCGGTCGCCGCGATTGTAGAGCGCGAGGATGCCCGTGGTGGGCGGCGCGGTGTGCGGGGACGGCGGGATCCACTTGGGATTGGTGATGATCCGCCCGGGCGACGACTCGGCCACCGTCATGCCGTAGCGGCCAAAGGTGGTGTTACGTTTGCGCGCCAGGTCGAAGGGGCTGCCCTCGCCGTCAACGTCCTCCACCATGCGGTCGTAGTCGGTCAGCCAGATGCGCCCGATGGGGCGGCCCGAGAGCTCGCTGATCGTCGGCCAGGACTGGTTGAGCAGCATCCCGGAGCGGTACTGCTTGTAGAAGACACTGTCGGCATCGCGCTTGCGAACCAGCCGGCGCTTGAGTTCCTTGCTCTCGCGGTGAAGACGGTCGACACGGCGGCGGGTGAAGTCGCGGGCCGCGACCTGAGTCGGGTGGACGATCGACATGTCGGCCGGGTCACAGATCCCCGAGTAGAGCACCCAGTTGAGTACCGGATCGGTCTTCGAGGCCTGCGCCGGGCCGACCAGAATCATTGCCTTGTGCTCGAGCGACGTCAGGGTCTCCATCGGCTCGTTCATGTAGGGCGCGAGCTCACGGGACCATTTGCCGACGTGGACCGCCGGATTGTCGATGTAGCGGTAACGCTCGGTAGCCTCGACTACGGTTAGCCGCTCCGGCGGGCGCACGCCTTCGGCGACCGAGGCGAGGATTTCCTCGAGGGAGCGGAACTGGCTCATGGCAGGGCCTCCAGATCGAAAGACAGGATCTCTTTGGCCCACGCCGCTGCCGCTTCGAGGACATGGCCATGACACGCCTGCGGGGCACAGAAGCAGACCAGGTCCTTGTCCGCCAGCGCGGCCAGTCGCTCGAGCGGTATCGCCCCCGATTCGATGTCGGCGTATAGCTTCTGGCGATAGGCCTCGATCACCTGCTCGCGATTGCCGTCGCGGCCGATCATGAAAGGGTTGCCCCATGGGCTGCGCCCCTTGCTGAGACGGCCGATGTAGACGGCTTCCCGAGGGATCTGATCCTGTCGCAAGTTAAGGACCGTCATAGCCCGCCTTCGAGATCGAAATCGTGAGCCTCGGAACGGCCGTTCAGGCGGTGGTACTCCGTCTCGTCGATCTCGATGACCAGTCCGTCCTCGAGCACGTTCTCGGCCTCGCGCCAGTCGGTCTCCTGCCAGACACAGTCCGACTCCGGGTGGTGGAAATACCAGGGGCCCTCCTGCGGGGTATCGAAGTCGATGCCCAGATCCGCGAGGTCATCGAGATCCTGGTCGAAATCGCCCAGGTCGGCGTTGAGGTCGATCGCGGGCACCGGTTCGATGACGCCGGTGCCGCCGAGTCGGGCGCGCTGCTCCATCAGCAGTCGGCCCAGATGGTTCTCGCCGCGATCGTTGCACACGCCCCAGAACTCATCGCCCCAGTGATTGCCCTCGATGAGTCGGGCATCGCCGGTATCCAGCAGCCGCCTCGCGTAGCGTTGCTGGTCGAACTTCTGGGTCAGCAGGTCGGCCATGACCGCGAGGCGGCGCTCGTCCCAGCCGGGGATGGTGATCGGCCAGAGCCGGGCTTGCTGTTTGGCGCTAC